TCACGAACACCAGAACTTGCAAACTTGTTAATCAAGCTTGGAGACGTAAAAATATAATCATAGAATATAAATTCGGCGCCGTCCGCAATATATCTATTTAATCGATTCTTTAACAATTCTGTATTCGGATCGGTAATACAGTCAATTATTAAATTTTCATGGTACTGATCGATAATTCTAGTAGCTAATTCAATGCGGTGCGCTTCTTCCTGCGTAAATGCGCCCGCACCATCCAAAATGCGGTTTTCCTTAACTCCGCTAACATAAGCCAAAATTAATGTCTGGATTTCATCCAATTGCTGTTCAGTTGCAATATAAACTGCCTTTCGCAAATAAGTTTCATTGGCTTCTGGCGCGCCACCAAATACCAAATTGCACTTCTCATCCAAATGCGGAAAACACCTTGCGCACGCATTACTAATTAAGAAACGTGTTTTTCCTTCGCCAGACGGAGCGCTATAAATATAAAACTTACCCATACGAGCGCCGCGTGTAATATCATTTAAGATTTTTCCATTAAGCGGCCTTCCAACTTCTGGATGCTTTTGTAAAGATGCTATCAATTGTTTCAACTGGTAGTTAACGTAATGCGCGTCGCCGCTCTTCTTACCAACACTTTCTTCTTCAACCTTTTCAATACGAGCTCTTACTTCAGACAGAATCTGTTGCGGCGTCAATTTAACCAGTTGGTCAAACTGCTCACTGTTGTTCAGCGGATCGTTAACATTGTAATAATCTTTAATATCAATACCTTTGCGGTAAAGATTCCGCAACGTTGTAAAGACCTTTAAAAGATTATAATAATACGGAAATTGTGAATGTTCTACATCAACTATATCATCATTTTTAATGATAATGTTTTCATCCGCCACCCGTTGCCAACATTGTTTGGTAAACTCTAAACCTTGGTTAGCCTGATAATAGGGATAAACCGTATATGACTTTAAATACCTATCTAAGCTTGCAGGTGTAATTGCCTGCGCAAATCCAGTTTGCTGTCCCCTATCAAAAATCGCCTTGAAGATTAAGTTATGGAGCCGATCATTGAAGTCTTCTGCGGCTAAACTATACTTATCGCTTTGCCTCAAATTGGGGTTGTGCATACAGCAACCAATTAAATATACCCCGCATGTTCTATCATACAACTGTTCTTCTACGGTTTGCATTTAATCTTATCCCCTTTCTGGTCATCTGCCTCTGGGTCGTAATCCAAAGAATACTTCGGCACTTGACCGCGTTTAGTAAAGTCAATCCTACCAATTTGGAAAATCCTTTTCTTATGATTACCCAACTCTATTGCTTGCAATTGTTTCCGCAGATTTTCTTGCGCATCTATCAATGCTTGTTTCCGCACCTTACCTAAAAAACTCGAAACGCAAGCAATACCATACCTTAAACTCCACTTGCCGCCTTCCTTATTAGCTAATCGCAAACACTCTTCTATTTCTTCATAGGTGATGCCGCTTGATACAAAATTGTTCAACTGCTTCATCAGTAGCGGCGTCAATTCTTCAATACCGAATAACTGCTTAATTAACGCTACCGTTTTATCACGAGGATCTGGATTTGCTAAAATCGAACAAGATGTTGGCGCTTGTTGCAATGACGCGGCGCTAAATACTGGTTTCCTCTTTCCATTGCTTTGGAGGTATTCACTAGCTATACCTGCATGTGGGTCTTCTTCTTCAACTGCATGACTGTTATAACTCATGATGAATAATACCTCCTTATAAAAATAGAGCCATATTTCTATGGCTCTATATATTATATCAAAAACTACCTATTCTATCAAGAGAATTTTTACTATTCACTTAATTTACTAACGATATAGAACAGCTTACCAACGCCAACCTTATCCTCTGCAAAGATTAAAGTGCTGAGACGGCGATTTGGGAACAAAGACTGGATGTAATTGTATAAGTTAGAATCAACGTTATCACCAAGTGCAGAAATGTAAGAGATGATAAAGTTGCGCTCACGTTCAAATTCTTTGCTATCAATATCAGTATTTGCGGACCGCTCAGCTTCCTTAATTAAGTCTTTAAGGTTAATACGCTTATCTTCTGGTAGGTCCTCACCAGCATAAACGTATAAGCCTAAACCATGACGAGCGCATGCCTTAACAAATGCACGCTGTAAAGCTTTGTTAACATCGACCATGGTGACCCTATCTACCGAGATAGAAGTATTTTTGTTGGTCCTAACTGGGAAAATTTCAATCTCCTCATGACCATCAATAATGACGCCGACCTTAACGAAACAGGTGCGGCCATCACTGAAGTAAGGAATGTCGTTCTCGTAAGTCTCTTCAACGGTCTTAACATCGCCGCCTTCCAGTTGGTATTTCTTTTCAATCTTAGTGCTAACTTTGCGGGTATAAATTTTATATTCAGCCTCTGGGTAATGTTTCTTCAACTCTGCCCATGCGTCTGCCCAGCTTAAATAGCTCAGACCCATCTTTTTACCAAGTTTTGCGCTTACATCAACATTATATAAAGTATTAAATCTATCTTTTGCGTTTTCCATAATCTATTTACTAATTCCTTTCGATAAAAAAGGCCCCTCTATGTTAGGCGTAGAGGGGCTATTGAATAATTATTAAATTAAGCTGCTCTGAGTAGAAACTGGACGAGCTGGAGCTTTGGATTCTGCAACAGTTTCGTCCTCGGAGGTTTTCTCGCCGCTATGTTCCTGTTGGAACAGAGCTTTGGAAGCTTTGTAAGCCGCAATTAAAGCGTGGATAGTTTCAGAAGAATAACGGCCATCCTCTTCACTTGTGATCGGAGCCTTGCCACCGGTAATGAAGTAATTATTGAAATGAGAAGTAAAGGTGCGAACAATTGGTTCACCAAATGCAACCTTATCTTCAACAGTATTAGTCTTTTCGATACTAGACCTGCGGCCATTCATGATAATGGTATCGCCAATCTTGTAGTTGTTAATGCCGTTTAAGACAATTGTATCCTTGGGGTCAATGTCTAAAACAATGTCCTGCCTATTGTCGCCTTTATAGTTAGACTGTCCGATTTCGACACGATAACCATAAAGCTCATTATCCTTATTACGCTTTTCAGCTGGAGTAGCGACTAAGAAACCGCCAATAGAGAATGTAGCAGCATCAGCTGTGGAATCACTGGCAACGTTCCTAAACTTACCATTCAACTGATTTGAGGTATGCCTCTGTCCATCACGTCCCATAAAGCGGTTTTCAGCGATAGATCCGGTCCTTTCGACCTTGTGTCCTTTGAAATCTCGCTCTAAATTGAGGTATTGGTCATACCTCTTGTTCTTTTCGCCGTTGGCTTTTGTATCAGTAGTAAAGAAGCGAACCTTGAATTTGTTTTCAACGTCATTTAAAATAGACTTGACAATTGCGGTAATACTAACCCAATTATGTCCATTACGTTTACTAATGCCGCATTTCTGCTCAACACCGATTAACGTACCAACGATCTTCCATTCATTTGTGTTTTCTAAATTTGCCATAAACTTTTAAAATGTCCTTTTCTGTTATTTTATAACTTTTTTCGTCCCGTCCCTACTAAAACGACCAAGCTCGTCCCGCATCAGTTAGACTATAAGTTTTGTATGTGCGGCTGCAAATATTGCCCTTTTTATCTGGGACTTCACAAACCGTATCGCCGCAATATTTGACTAACCCATTGCGTATTAAGGAATTAATAACACTATAAACACCAGGCCTATCCAATGTGTCATTTAACTCTTTGCCAATCCACACATGGTCATTATTCTGTAAAAACTGTAATAGCTTCATACAGTTGTCCGTCAGAATAATTACATTGCCATCGTTATCAGTGTTATTTTGATTTGCTTTAACGATTATCATACCTTTTTGTTTCCTTACGATTTAATTATACAATATACTTTGCGCCTTTGCAAACAATTAATAGAAGGCTTTAATATTTGACTTAGTAGTCAAGGTAGCCATGTTGCGGCGGCATTTCTTCGCGGTATCAATGGTAAAGGTATTACCACGTGCTGGAACCGCGTAAATGGTTCCATCTCGCTCTAATTTCAATACCTTCGTAGCATCACCAGGTGCGGTTTGACCTTTCTGTCCACGGTGGTTCTCTTTAATATCAGATGCCTCAACTACTTTGCCTTTGAAACCGCTGATAAACAAGAGCTGATCCTTATTAGAGGTAATGGCGCAACAATTAACACCTTCTAGTCCAGTAAAGCCGCAATTGGCTCCAACAGTCAGCTTCCCAGTAATAGTAAATTCCTTAACAGGAAGTTTTAACCTATCGCCGCTACCGTTCATGATAATTAGGTAATCATCATTATTGCAGGGGCTAGCAAAGACTAGTTTGTCATCCTTTTTCAATTTCAAGAGGCGGTTTTCTTTGCGTTTCCAGTTGTAATCGTTAAGGGATGAAACCTTAACCAGACCATTTGCCGAAACCGTAATAAGCTTGTCCTTAGTATTATCATCAGAGTTGAATACTCCAACTGTTGCGGTTCCCAACTCGACATTTCCAGCAGCATTATATCCGATTATATTTTTACTATCAAATGCTTTAACAACGCCGCATAGTGGTGCCGCAGGAATTAAACCTTCTGCCACCTGCCCATCTTTATAGGCAAATAATAACTTGCGGGTGATAGTCCAACCACGACACATAGATGAGGAGTTGTCATTGGTGGTAAGATCAATGCCCGTGGCTGGAAGTCGGCGGTATTCAATCTCAGTGAGACGGTTATCTTCACCCAGTTTAGCCTTAATATCCGCCAGATCTTGTTTAATAATTTTGTATCGTTCATTTTCATCCTCAACTATTTTCTTTAACTTTGCTAACTGCTCTTCTAAAGCGGTTTCATTGTTGTTTAAATCCGCAATATCTAGTTTGCTTAACTTACTAAGCTTCCTGTCTAAAACCGCGTTGCCTTGTTCCTCGGTTAAATCAAACTTCTTCTGAATTGCGATTAAAGCGGCATAACGGTTATCCGCAAACCGAATCAGATGGATAAGGGTATCAATATCGCTCCTACATTTCTGTAAACCGATAATAACGGTCAGCTTATGATTCGTCTTATCGTAATCATTCTGAGCAATGCGCTGAATAATATGACTACGATAATCTACATAGGTCTTAACCCTATCCCTTAAATTTAAGGTAATAATCTTACCATCCTTGATGACCGTATTGTTAACTTTAACGCTTTCAGACAGCTGCGTTTTCGTTAACAACACATTCAAACAAACGGCCACATTTGCCTTTGGATTTAAAGTAATTGTAATATCAAAGAAGTTATTTTTGGTTTTGCGAATTTCAATATTCTCAAAGTCCTTACCGCCGGTTTCCTCTTCCTTAATAACATATTGTTTCAGAGGAGCTTTGACGCCGCTATCAATTTCAACGCCATATGGCAAATCATGAAATACGATTGCTACTTTGCGGCCTTCTCTGGCAATTTCATAATGCGGCTCCCTCTTCAAGACACCGCTACCTGTTTTATAGATATTTAACAGATCTTCACCGTTGATAATACGGCCGCCAGTTGGAAAATCAGGACCTTTGATAAACTGCCTTAAGTCTTCAACGGTAGTATTATCCTTATGATCTAAGTAATACTCGATCGCGGCTTTAACCTCAGTAAAGTTATGAGAAACAATACTAGAGCTTAAACTAACGCCGATACCGTTGTTGTTGCCGCACAATAACCAAGGGAACTTACTTGGTAAAGTAGTGGGTTCTGTCCTAGATTCATCATAGTTCGGCACAAAATCAACACAACCTTTATCAATATCCGCTAACCTCATATCTCCAATTGGAGATAACTTAGCGTTTGTATAACGAGCTGCGGCAGGCGGCCTTCCTAACAGGTTGCCGCAGTTGCCTTGCCTCTCAACTAATGGATAGCGGAGTTTCCATCCCTGTGCTAAACGAACCAAAGCTCCATATGTTGCGGCATCACCGTGAGGAGAAAGCTTTAAAACTTCTCCTACGGTTGCCCTACTTTTCTTTGGCTCTTTATCGGAAGTCAGCTTTGTCAGATAAAAAGTATATAAAATCTTACGATGAATAGGTTTGAGGTTGTCTTCTGCTAAAGGAATAGCACGAGCTCGGTTCACCGCATTTGCATAGATTAAGAAATCGTCCTTACTACGAGCGTTCAAATCTAATGCTAAGATATTTTTATTATCTTCCGTGGTGATTACCTTGTTCATGTATTATTTCTCCTTCTTTTTATCTCGTTCTGCTAATGCTTCTCGTTTATACTCTTCTTCAATTGTAAACGGAGAACCGGTTTTTGGGTCGCTCCTTAAATTGCCATCTTTTGTGCGCCTATAAACATTACGCTCTAACATGGCTAACCGCTGATTCATCCTGTTGATGACCTTACCGAGCTCGGCAGCCGCAACATTAGAAAAATCTAAGTCGCCCCAAGCAAAGATGCCATCGTCCTTCTTAGGCGCCTCTTCGGTGGCGGTTTCTTTTTCTTTGTTCTCTTCCATTATTAAAAACTTACCTTTCTATATATTATTATATCACAATTGTTCAGGTATAGCAACTACTTTTTGCGGAGTAGGGTGCCACTACCACCTTTAGCACTAACTGCGTGATCGCCTTTATCTTTACCGTTGCCGTCCTTACTGCCCTTAGGTGCCATCTCCATATGATCACTAGAAATTTTTTCGATCTCTTCGCCATAAATAGTGAACCATTCGGAATCAGTGTTTGTCACGATAATTGGTTTACTGACGTAAGCATCTCCACGTGCAGCCGCCGTAATGGCTTTAACGATACGCTCTTCTGGAGTCCTCTTAGTTTTCTCGGTTGCTAACAGGCTACCAGAAGCTAAATCACCACCGCTACCAATAGCGATATAATCCTCAACCTCTTCAACTGTGCCGTCAACGCCAACACTATATAAGTTGCCGC